TTAAAAAAGCACGAACTGCTTGCCGGGATCATCTTCGCGGCAGATGTTCAGGACTTGACGCACGGTGAGGTTGTAGCGATGCGCGAGCGCGGGAAGGCTAGCCTTCCTTCTCTCCCTGCGTATCTGCTGGTCACGGAAATGGTTGAGCAGCTTGTCCGCTTTCGGCAGGGTCACGCGCCCGTTCTCGTCCATGTGATTGGCGAGCGTGTACCTCATCCGTTCGACTTCCTCCTGGTTCAACCCCTGCACCATCGCGCTTGAGCGCCCAAGAGGCACACAGACGTTCCTGCCGCCACGCTCCATTAACCATTCCCGCGCCCGGTTGACGCCAAGCGCCCGCACGACCGCACGCAACACCGGCGGCAAGAGTTCCAGGAGACTCTTGTCGACTACCGGCAGGTTGGGCACGTGCGTCTGGTTTTTCATCCGCGTGCCAGCCAGCTTTTCAGGGCTTCGGTGATGGCTGTGCACTCAGCCGAGCTAAGGCTGTCCAGGTCGCGCACATCGCGTCGTGTCTGGCGCGCGCAGAACGCGAGCAGCGCCGGACGGGTGACGCGCTTCAGCTTGCCCGCCGTACCGAGCCGCCCCCACAGGAGCACGATGCGCTTGATGCGCGGCGGCACTGGCTTCGTTTGCCCGCCCACTCTGTAATTGCGCTGGCGCGGCCAGCCGCGCGCCTCGTAGTCAGAGAGTGCCGCCGCGATCTGTGCGGGCGACATGGTGAGTGATGAGATGTGCAGTTCGACAACAGGACGTCCGCAAAACGATCCAGGAACATACGTGTCTTTTCCAGTCAGTACGCCCTTTATGCGTTTCGCGCCATGTCGGGCGATCAGGTCGCGGTGGCATTCGTCCGTCCATCCGGGCAGGCTTTTCAGCGCCCAGCCTTTGGCGATGCCGAGCAACTGGCGCTGGTGTTTGAGTAGGTCAGGCATTGCATGCCTCCATGATCGGGTTGTAATGATCGAACACCTGCATACCCAACTCTTTGGCGACAGCCAGTTCCAGCGCCGCGCCTTTCGATGCACGCCACCCCGGCAACAACTGGACGGCGTCGCAGAGCGTGAGCGCGCGGATGTCGCGCCGCATGCACTGCGCGCGGCGAGTCTCGTTCTTGTTGAGTTCTGCGGGGTTGATGACGGTGTAGCCCAACTCGCGCAGACGACGCGCCTCCGCGTAAAAGACAGGGAAGTTGAGTTCAGGCAGCCCTGTCATGGGGCCGGACACGTAGACGCGCTTCATGGCTTCACCCGGCTTTTACGGTCGAGAAACCGAAGACGCCGCTGTATCGCCTGACGCACGGCGGGTTGGACGCACTCCAGCGCCATCGCGTCCAGGCATTGCCGAGTGCCGAAGTTCTGTACGTCGGCGATGCGATCCGCGCAGGAGACGGCTTCACGGCGCTGGCCGTTTTTCAGGGTGCGGATGAACGGATTACTCACTACGCACCCCCGATGTCGATTTCAAACGGCGTGACGGCAAAATCTTCAATGCCTTGCACCACGGTAACGCCCGCCACGCCTGCCACGCTCCGGGGGTCGGCGAGAATGGCTTCCTTGTTGACCTCTTCCTTGGTGCGAATAAACCGATCCAGTCCGAGCCGCTTCAGGGTTTCGAGCACCTTGTCGACGGCGCGCAAGGAAACCGAGGGCGGGCGCTGTCGCCATGAGACTTCTCCGGTGATGAGGTTGGCGGTTTTGCCGCCGCCCGCGCAGAGCGCAAGCCGGTTGGCTTCACACCACCAGTGAATGCCCGTGGTGAGCGCGTCGATACGTTCCTTCAGGGCGTCAACCCTCCCCTTCTCGCGCTGGGTGATGGCGGCGATTTCGTCGTTGATGGACGTCTCCAGTCGCGCCAGTTCGCGTTGGGTGTCGCCGAGCGTCTTGATGGCGTCCATCGTTTCTTCCCGGCTCTGGCAGGCGTGTGGGGCGGCGGTTTTTTTGGCTTTGGCCATGCGTGTGTCACCTCATTCGTTTGGTCTGAAAAAACTGTTCCACAATCGCCGCGAGGCGTTCGCGGCTTACGGCGCGCTCGGCCTCTGTCTGCTTGGGCACAGGCAGCGCGGGCAGATGGATGGGGGCAGGCAGCGCGTCCAGAAAGTCGGCGGGAGTCGGCCATTCGCGCCGCTCAAAAAGCCGCGCAAACGCGGTGCGTACCCGTTTGGTGCCACGCTCTTCGTCTGTACCGCCAAGACGTCTGGTGATGGGGACAAGCCACACGTCGAGCGTCATGCCGATCACGTCGGCGGAGGGCGCGCGTTTCAGCCCAAGCGAAAGCAGGGCTTGAAACCCGTTCGAGAGTTCACGCGCAAGCCACTCGGGCGCGGTCATTTCGCCCTCTCCCGCAAGACTTCTATGGCCGCCCGCGCGTAGGATGTTTTACCCGGCGTTGCGGGCAGGGCCGGGAGCGGCGCAAGCGCCGTCGGATCCGGACGCCATGAGGCAATGACCTCGTACAGGTAGCCGTGCCCGTTGAGCGGCGTCTTGAGGCGGCCCGCGTCGCGGGCGGAAATCGCCTGATTGACGGCCCATACCCACGCTTCGGGCGGGGCGTCGTGGACTTGCCCGTTGCGCATGATCCTGCCAGCGGACATGTCTTCGACGACTTCCGCCAGCAGGCGGGCCACGCGCTCCATCGACAGTTCCCGCTGCTTGGGCCGAAAAAGCCCAAGGTAGCGGCAGACCGCACCACCGAATTCGCCGCCGATCCTGAAACAGTCGGCCAGTGCCGTGCGGGCGGACTCATGCGCGACCAGCGCATCGAGGCTCAGCGTTGCGCCGCAGCACGGGCAGCGCGTTTTCATCGCTTTCCCCTCGGGTCGAACCTTATATAGAACCGCTTGCATGTGGCATCGAGTTCGGTGCTGAAAAACTCGTTATCCGGGTGCTTGCAGACCACCCCTATCTCGCGCGTAGTGCCGCAGTGCTTGCAGTGGCAACAGGAGGTAAGTTCTTGCCTGGAATGCTTGGACATGCCGGTCCATGATTTGATGCCCCATCGCGCCTCAAGCCTTGCGGCAGTGTCATCAGGAGTTCTTTTCACGGTCATACCTGTTTGCAGCCTTGAAACTTGTAGCTGGAGAGCATCAGAAAAAACCGCAGCGCCATTGCAGCGGTTTGTGCCGCTTCCTGGGTAATGGATTCCAGAGTCGCCCCTTTTCCCGGCTCGTATGTCGCTTGAAGAACCTCCTTGGTGAGTTCCCCGAGTTCTTCGGCAAGCACTGCAAGGGCATGCATCGGGTCGGTAGGCCAGGTTGGATGCTTTTCACAAGCACTGGACAGCGCCTCAAAAACGAGAACGATTCGACTCCAATCGCACGCTGGAAGAACAGCATCTGCGAATAGGGTGGTTTCTTTTCCCTGAATGCACATACGAACGTCTGTGGTCTTGTCTGTGGTTTTCACTACATCTCCTTATGCGAGTGATTGCAGGCAAAGCGCCTGTTTTGCGACGGCGTCAACCAGATTTGTGTCGAGCGCCCGTCCCTGGCGGAACTCTTTCATTGCGGCAACAAGCCCCTCGACCAACATCCGCGCCGACCCTTTCGAGTAAGCGAAGAGCCGAGAAACGGTTTCGTCGGGGACTTCCTCGGTGCCGAACGCCGCCTGTACGAGCGCGGCGGCGTCGGCCTCCTTGATGCCCTTGACGGTTTCCGGCCAGAAACCGACACGACTCCTGATCTGGTCGAATTGCCCGTGCGCAGGGCGGATCAGGCCGGACAGGTGCTCCGTGCCTGCGAGCACCACGCCAACGTTGGCGACATCCCTGATTCGGCGGATCGTGTGCAGCTGGTTGGGGGTGAGCGTTTCGGCTTCGTCGATCACGACCAACGAGTCCGTATCCTTCAGGCTCGATACGATCTGGTCGAACTTTTCGGCGATGGAACCCTTTTCGATCCCGGCCACCATCCGCGCCAACTGCTTGATGAGGGTCTGCGGCGTCATGCAGGGGTTCGCCTCGATGATGTAGGTGTTTGGATGCGTCTTGGCGTAATGCTTGATGGCGAAGGTTTTTCCGGTGCCGACAAACCCCGTGAACACCGAAAAGTTGCGGTAACGCCGCGCCATGTCGCAGCACATGTGCGCGAGGCGGAATACGCTCGTTTCGACGGCTTCAGTAAATTTCCCGGCCTTGTCGGTATGTTCGATGGCCGCTGTGACGCTTTTCAGCAGCTTTGTGGGAGAGGCCGGGTACATCCCATTGAGTATTTGAGACAGCGAGGCGGGCGATACCCTTGCCAGACGGGCGAGCGCGTTGCGTGAATATCCGCTCTGGTGCAACCACTTCAATATCCAGCCGATGTTGTAAATGTCTTCTTCGCTATAGGTGTACTGGTTTCTTTCGGACGGGGCCGTAGAGGCCGTTTCTGATTGCGCTTGGGGTTCGAGTATGGCTTCCATGCTGTTCTCCGCTACAAAAGGCTGTTAAACGGGTGTTAAACGGGGGTCGTTAAAGGTCAAAAAGCGTGATTTCGTCGCCATCCGCTGGCGGCAGGCGTTTTGGGTCGTTTGTGATTGCAGGCATAGCCGAATCCACTAGGGCGTCGGCGTCGAGCACAACCCCGGCGCGTGCACGCTGCTCGGCCATCTTCTTTTCGAGCCGCTTCATGGCGTCTGCCGCGCGCTGCTCGCGTTTTTCGTCGAGCCGGGTCTTGTCGATGGCGTCGATGGCACTGATGAGACGGGCGTCGCAAATCCATCGGCCTTTCAGGTCGCGGACAACGGCCACCGCGTTGTCCATCAGGTCGTATTCCAAAATCACTTTGGCGTGGTTGTAGGCGTGCAGATCGGGATGCCCGTATTCCCTGCGGCCATGCTTGACCGACGCGCGGCGCACGGTGAGCGTGACGGCTTGGCGTTTCAATTCGGCCACAGAGGCGGCGGGCGGTAACGGTTGCAATTCGCCCCACAACTCGGCGCGCGTCACGCTCTTGTCTTCGGGGTGCGCGCGGCGCACATACCGAGCGATCCATGCGTTGAACGCAATCGTGAACTCGGCGAGAGACGGCAGTTGCAACCGGCCCGCCTTGACTTCGCGCACGATACGGTTCAGCGCGTCCGGCGCGGCGTCATCTCCGCAGTAAAAGGCCGGGAATTCAATCTTGATGAAATCTTCCTTGACGGTGCGGAAGAACCGCTCGACCCATCCCTTGCCGTGCGGGTTGCCGGGAATGGAGTGAATAATCTGCTGGACGCCCGCGCGGGAATAGAAGCCGGTGAGTTCGCCATCCATGAAGCGGTTTTTATAGCCGCTACCGTTGTCGACGTAGAGCATCGGCGGCACATGCCCCCAGCGCGTAAAGGTTTCCGCCCACATGTTCTGGACGGCATAGGTTCCTTCATGCTCATCCGCGCGCCAACCCACCGGCACACGGCTACGCAGGTCGATGGCGCAGGTAAACTCCGGCCTCCAGATGTCGCCTGTTACGGGATGCGCGAGATAGATGTCGCCCCGGTAGCCATCGGCCACATACACGTCGCCGGGCAGCGCGTTCGCCGTGCAGCGTCGAACATATGCCCTTTCGGTGAGCCGGTAGAGTTTCTTGCCCAGCCGTGCCGGACTGTACCTTCCAACCTGCGCAGGGACTGATGAGAGGTAGCCCCGCACCTGGTCGTAGGTGACGACAAAACCATCGACTTCGCGCAGACGGTTGTAGACCGCCGCCATGCTCGGCTTCGATGGCTGGTTGAAGTATTCGAGCGCTGGCCCCCACCAAGAGGCGGATTCGGTGACGCGCCCCTTGTGCTCTGGCAACAGGGCGTTGATGCCGCCCTCTTCATAGAGTTTCACCCACTCGAAGATGGCGGATCGCCCCGGCGTCGGACGACCCGATTTCGCCGCGCTGCGCAACGCGCTCGTAACATGCGGCGACAGTACCGACCCATGCGCGCGTTCAATCAGGTTTGCGATGGCAGAGGTCAGGGTCGAGTGCTGATCCGGTCGGTTCCGGATCGCCAGAACGATGGTTTCGCGGCAAACGGCCACCTGTCGGGCGCGATCCGAGGCTTCTTTCCACGGATCACGTTCGCGGAGCATCAACACTTGCGCCGTGGGCCGGATGGCAGGGCGGCGCGGGTCTCCTGGGACGATCTTCATAAGGGTTGCGGTGCGCATGATTTATGCCTCTTTGCGGGGGCGACCACGACCGCGCCGTTCTGGCGCAGGTTCGTGCAGTGACGCTTCTTCGACTCCATCGGCGTTTTCGAGCATTCGGGAGTCGATCAGCCAGCGTTCGGCCTCTTCGGGCGTCAGGATGTGCTGCCCCATGATCCGGGGCGGCAACTCGAATGGAGCCAGTTCGCGCATGCGGGCGATCACATCCAGAGCGCGAGCGGCGATGGCATTGGCCGCGACCCATTCCTGTTCCAGCCGCAAGCGGGCGTCTTCTGTTTCTCCGCTGGCTTCCTGCGCGAAATTCCGGAACAACCCTTCTAGCTTGAGTTCTGCCGTCTTCATCGCGCCCATGCAATAGGCACGGGCAATGACGGTTTCTTTCGGCATATCCGGGTCGGTAGCAGAGATGCCACGCTGAAGGCGCTCAATCCGGGTTTCTGCGGTATTGAGCCGCGTTTGTGCGGTGTCCTTTTCTTCGCGTAGCTTTCGCGCGAGGGCGCGCAACTGCGAGGCGGACATGCGGTCAAGATCATCCAGTTCGAGGATGTTCTGAATGTCGTCGTCTTCGAGGGTGAGCATCTCAAGGAACCCCTTGATGCCCTTCACACGCTTTGCCAAAAGTGAAACGGTTTCGCTTTTGTAAACTCGCGCCGCCGACCGCATGAAGTTCCGTGCCGTTCGTGGCGTAAAACCAAGGTGCTCGATACGCCCCTCAAACTCGCCGTGTGGCGTAACCGCTTTAAGCAAAAGAAGGTACTTACCCAATTCGATTGCATCCTCAACTGTTCGGCGCTGGTAGAACCGGATGCGCTCTTCGAGTACGTCGACCGCCAGTGAGCCCTCGTATCCGAGTTCACCCGCCAGAGATGAAGGGGATTCACTGCTGTCCAAAACGGAAACGGTTTCCGTTTTGATTTTTTCGAGGCTGCCGCCGATGCCGAGGTCGATTTCATCGTTACTCATGGCAGCCCTCCTTCAACCCAAGGGCTACAGCAACCTTGTGCGCCTTGCCATGCGTCCCCTTGTTGAATCCGTTCAGTACCCTGATAACGGCTGGGTAGTCGGTTACGCCACGTTCTTCCGCCCATTCTTTGATGGTTTTACCCTCCTTCCGAATACGGGCTTTGACGTGCTCTGTGTTCATGTTCTACACTCCTAGTAAGTTGCTTTACAATGCAACTGATTGGTAGCCCAGATGATCAACTTTTTGGGAACATACGTCAACCTCTTTTTGGTAGCAGCGTGGCAAAATCGATAGGTTCGCGTCTCAAGGAGGCGCGTGAAAAACTTGGCATGGATCAAGTGCGGTTCGCGGAGGAGCTTGGCATCCCGCGAAACAGCCTTCATCGTTACGAAACGGACGATCAGGTGCCCGGCGGGAAAGTGCTGGCGAAGCTGGCCGATCTGGGTGTCGACATCGTCTACATCCTGCGCGGCGGGAACAGTCTTAGCGTTGAGATCACAACGACAGAGATGCGGCTTATTCATGACTACCGAATGAGCCACAAGGATGTGAAAAAAGGTATTAAAGCGTTGCTCGCCTCAACAGCAGTCCGCGACGATGACGAGGGTGTTGATCTGTCCGAAACAGCCGCGTCAGAAGATAGCGACGGGCAACGCTCCGTGGAATCTGAGCAAAAAAAGAAGGTGCGGCGTAAAAACAAGCCTTGACGCGCTACCTACGTTACGGGAGGCTGTGGCGCTTTGAATTCTTCCAGAGAGGTCGCGCCATGCCGTTCTTAAAAACAATGCTCTTAGCCACTACTGTGGCGCTTGCCGTGATGGCCTGCGGGGAGTCCACGCCACGCGCTGTAGCAGAAACGCCCAAAGAAGTGGCCAGCACTGACAGTGCTGACGCCATGAAATTGACCATGCAGATGCTTGGGTCTTTGAAAACCTTAGATCAGGTTATTTCGACCGCACAACCTCAGATGACAGATGTTCATGGTGCGGATGTGAGTGTTGGGGCGGCATGGCTTGCGCTCTGGGGCGCGGAGAACCTGCGCTGGTCGGAGCTTCAGAAAGTCCCGGAGACAAAATACGGATTGGTGATGAAGGATTCAGACGCCCATCGTGGAAAGAGGCTGTGCGTCAAAGGACAAGTAATCGAAATCGCCCTGGATCGGACTGTGCCAGACCATAAAGTCTTTATTGGCGGGATGTTCAGCGGTTCCGGGAACATCTATCGTTTTATCGCCGTACAGTCGACCGGCGAAATCGTGCAGAACAGCAACGCCCGGTTTTGCGGCGTCGTTGCCGGACAGCAGCATTACGAGAACAGCATCGGCGGCGTTGCTCATGCTGTTCAGCTTGTCGGTATGTTTGATCTGCCTGAGAACAGGGATAAATGAAATCTCGCAGGAATACGCTGGTAGCCCCCAACCATTTTGCCGACGTCGGCAAAATGGTCGGTGGCTACGACGACGCCGGGGTGCCCGCATAGATGCAGGTCAACCCGGCCCAGTTTCGCGGGCGGGTTTCATTTCCTGCCCCCTCGCCTGGCTCGAAAGTTGTTTGCGCTTTTGAGGGCACAGGGCCGCCAGCTACGCTTTGCCCGGCGATGCCACGGCACAACGAAGCTCCTCCCGTTTTGAGTTCAGCGTTCGTTCCGACCATATTTCCGTAATGCCAATGCGTTCTGAATGCGTCGCCTTGTTTCGTCCCGATCCCACGCCCCACATCAACCCCCCGCCCGTTATCCCAACCCCGCCGAAATTCCCCGCGCAAATCGGGCACGCGGAAAGTGGTAGTGCCGTTGCCGGTCGAATACTTGCCGGTATTGGTTGACCACTCGCTATCGGCAACGATGTTGCCACTCGCCTGCGCGAACTCCCACAGCAACGGGCGTTCGGAACGATTGATTAACTGGCCAGCAGCAGGCACCCACACAAGCGGCGGATTGGTGCCACTGAAATCTTCCACCGCGCCAACAAACATCCTGTCGATGTAGTCCTTCATGTGCCTTGGCCTCAAAGCCACCGCAGCAAGGCTTCCGGCAAGCACTTCCGCCCAGGTCGCCAGCTTGATGATGCCTTGCTCAACCTCGGTCGCTTCTTCAACCTGCATCGTCGCCACGTCGAACAGGTTCCACGTATTTGAAAACCAGTAGTATCCGTGGTTATCGTAGGTCGTTTCATACAGATCAAAAACGTTCAGCGGGGTCGGCGTGTCGATCCATGCCTCGGCGACCATCGTCACGATTGCGGCCTGATAAGGGCCGTAATAGCTGGTCACAAGAATCTTCGTGCCTTCCGGCAGCGGCAGCGGAACCTCCGCAAGCGTTTGCTGATTGGCGACGATATTCCACACTTGCCCGACATAATGAATCGTGCCGTCGCGGCGCGCGAAAGTATTGGTGAGCGCATCACGCAGTTGCGTATTGGAATTCTTGTTGAGCGAAACCCCTGCCGACAAAATGAAGTTGGCGATTTCATTCTGAAGCGCATTCATGAAATCAGTCGTAATCTCGGTCGGCGGGCGTCCGGTTGCCACGTCTTCAGGAACGAACTGATTGTTCACATGGCCTGCGCCGTCAATAAGGTGCATAGTTGCCTCCAACTCCTGTAATGTCTTCAAACCAAATAGCGACATGCGCTTGGCGGAATGCTTCGAGCGCCGCCCGGAGGATTTCCGGATCAACGACAGAGCGGTAATACCTGACCAGCAACACGTAACGGGCGCGTCCGGCGACCGACCAGAGGCGCGCAGCCGGATCGCGTCCCGATCCGTCGCCAGCGTGCCGCCCGATGGTCATGGGCGCAAAAAGGTGGAAACACTGAACCAGCGGAACAGTGAAAGTCGTATTTGGCGCGTCGGCGCTCCACAGCCGGTCGCCGATACGTGCGCCGATAGCGCATGTCTTTCTCGGCAGCGTCTCAGTGATGCCCGCAGCCGCCAGCGCCTCATCACACACGCGCTGGTACTCGCTGATATGCCAGCTTGAGTATTTCGGATCGTGCGTATCGATGGCGTGTTTCAGCACACCCGGAATACCGGATTCCAGCCGCGCGAGTTCTTCTGCTGTGCCGCGCAACATGGCCGCGCCAAGCCCGCTCTCCGGCCACTCCCACGCCTTACCCGGTGGCAATAGGGCTCGGAGCGCGCCGGTAAAGTCATCAGCGGTGTGCGGTGACAGCCTCATCGCCACTCGATGCCCGTGAGCACCAGCACTTCACCCGGCGACACCTGGATGTTCTCCGTCGGGGCGATGCGGGTGTACTGGTTGGTGATGGTGGCGATGGCCGCGTCGAGTTCGGCCATGTTGAATACAGAGGCTTCCTCGTTTTCGGCGAGTACCGCAGCATTGATGGCAGCGGCGATACGGTCACGGATCAGGGCGTTATCGATGGCCGGATCGAGATGCAGGATCACGTCGACGGGGCGGAGGGTTGGCGCAGCCAGCCGCCAGTCTGCCGTGGCAGGAGCCACCGTAGCCAAAAACTCAGCAATGGCTGTCAGCACACCCGGCGGGGGTTGCCGGTTGATCGCACCGTCACAGACCGGGTAGACAAGCACCGTCCCGAACCCAAGCGCGTGCGGGAACACCAGCGCACCGCTGACAGCCGGATGAGATGACCTACACCAGTATTTGTAATCATCTGGCCGTCCGCCACGCGCGCCGCGCACGGTCATGGCCTGCCATTCGTCGGCGACTCGTAGACGCCAGTCATCGACGGTTTCTTCTGCAGCGCCGCCGGTCAGCCCGTCATCATCCACGACCATCGTACTGGCAACGCCGGGGAGCGGGTCAACCAGCGTCAGCTTTGCTCCGGCGGGCAGGTTGACAGCATCACCCGTGTCGACCGAGCGAATCGACACGTTTGCCACCCCCGAATTCGCCATGAAGTTCGCAGATACGACGCGGTAATCCAGTCCATTCGGCCCACGCAGAAGCGTGTCGGCCAGTACGACGCTACCCGGCGAGCCGGTTGCAAGTGCCGTGCCGATGGCGGGCATGGCGGTCAGGCGTGCGACGCCATAAAGCGCGGCCCACTCGTAGAGGCGCTCCAACTCGCAGGTCAGCGGGCTGCACTGTCGGTCAATCCAATCAAGATGCCCGTGCAGCCCGTGACATGCGCGAGCCCAGGCGTGAGACAGCGGCCCGCGCAGTACCGCAGGCATGACCGCAAGGTCGGCCTGGATGCGGGCGTCAAGCTCAAGCAGGGAGGGACGTTGGTAGTCAGGCATCGGACAATGGAACGCGCACTAAAAACTTGCGGCCATTGTGCAATCCTGTGATTTCGATCAGCAGGCGGGAAATGTTTCCAGCCGGATCGGTGGGTATTACCTCGCGCACGGCGATGCCTTGCAGTGCAGGCGTTGCTCGCGCGAGCACCCGCTCAATGATGGCGATGGTTTCCAGTCGCGCGGCAGCGGTGAGCGGCTGACGGCGCACATGCCAGAGGCCGCTACCGGCTTGCGGGTCTTTATACCAGCCGCGCCTGTCCCACTGTTCCCCGACGCGGCGCAGCGGGGCTTCGGCATCGGTGAAGAGCGCGGCATAAACGAGCGTCGCGGCAGCAGTGTTTGCGTCGGCGGGATCGTCTGGCGCGAGGTCGAACTCGCAAGGGGCGGTCTGGATGAGTTTTAACATTTAACTGCTTCCTCTTTCGCCCATGAGTTCTGAACGCCCGCCATCGCATCGATAACGTCTTTCATCTCAAGAGCGCCTCAAACATGTTTGTTTGAGCAGGGCGATCAGGATGATTGTTGAACAGACCGAATCGCTTAATCTTGATAAGCGCCTGCGTCAATTCCGCCATTTCTTCAATCAATCGGTCGATTGGTGTGCCAATATTCTTGTATTCCGGATGGCTCATTTTTTGCCTCACTCTACTGTGCCCGTTGACCCGCCACCGGGCTGCACGCCGGTGTGGGTGTGGGTGTCGCTGATGTCTTTGCCGTTACAGGTAATCGTCCCGACAATCTGGAAGTTCCCAGTAATGGCTGATGCAGTGCCTTCCTGTCCGAGTACAGACAACCCTTGATTCACGGTTGCAGATTGCGTCGCCCAGACTTGACCATCGAGCACGATTTCCGGGGCTTTCAGGGTGATCTTCGTGGCGGCGTTGATTTCGATGTTGCCGTCGCGCTGTATGTGGACGTAGTTCCCTTCGTCGTCGTGCAGGGCGACTTCCCCTTCCTTGAGGGCCATGTTGTATTGCTTGTCACCGATAACGATGGCGATGCCGTGCGAGCGGTCGCCGCTTGGAAACAACAGGTACGTTTGCGCTCCGGCCTTTGGGTAGTACGAAAAACCGTAGGGTTCGACGCGATCAATATTCGGCAGCACTTCGTCGGCAAGCACACGAGCCTGCACCTTGCTGTCTCCAACCAGCATCGCCACGCCTCGCGCGACAAGCAGTTGCAGCCGTCGCCACACCTGGTTAGACATCATCATCCCCTTCATCGTCTTCGCCGCTTCCGCTACCTCCTCCGCTTCCCGCGTAGGCATCTCGTTTCATGACGGTGAGCCGCGTCATGTGCCCGCCGCGATCATCGATCCGGAAAGCGCGCTCGCCGATCAAAAACACGTCGTTGATGCCTTCATCCGGAATCGTCACCCTGACTTGCGTGTTGATCTCCCACAAGCGCCACGCCTCTTCCGCCCGATAGCGCCAGCCTTGCACGGTGAGTTCAATGCGGTGTGCACGGGCAAGCCGCCGGTTGCGTTCGAGTTCGGCGCGACGCTCGCAGCTTCCAAGGCCATGCCCGTGACGATCCGCCATGATGTGCATCGGGCGGTAAAACTTGATGCCCCTGTCCCACACTCTGCCGGAGATGGCTTCGTCTTCGTCAGAGTTATAGCCTTTCACGCAGTACTCCGAGAACCGTAGGCTGTACTCATCAACGACTTCATATTCGAGGATGTGCTCGCCATAGATGAGGGCTGCGACAGGCGCAGCCTTTGTCGGTTCAGCCAGGATCAGACCGCCGTCAGTTGTCGGGTAGAGCAACAGGTTTGCGGTGCGCGCGGCGTTGATGAGGGCGTTCGAGGGGTTTTCGCACTGCATGGCGAATTCTTCGACCGTTTTTGTTTTGGCGGCGATCTTCAAAGGCACTTTTAATTCATCACAAAGCCGCTTTGCAATCTCGCCCAACGTAAGCCCTGAGAGCGTCTTGGATAGCTGCGTGTCAATCAGTTCACGCGCAATCGAGCGCCCCTCGATGGAGATGTCGTGGCTATCCCTGCCAACGCTGCGGGATAACTTATCCAGCCGCACGGTGGTGACAAGCTGATTGCCGATGAGCACCTTGATGACGGTGTTGGCAGTGATGCCGAGGTTGTTCCCTGTTCCCGGTGCGGTAATGGAGAGATTCAGGCTGGCACAGAGATCATCAACCGAGGCACGCACCTCGGCACGCTGCCACCAGCCGTAGCGGATGCCGTCAAACTGGAGTTCGATCTGTGCATCATCCATTGACCACTCCGTTCACGAATAAGGGGTGACGGACGGCATTGCGTTGCAAGAAGATTTCTTCATCGACGCCCAGGTTGTGCGCGATGAGCACGGCGGGCAGCGGATGCGCGACGTTTCGGCTGACGGCAGGCTTGATGTCCTGGTCGAGCAGTGCACGGACAACGGCGGCGCGGGCGTTTTCTGTCGCTTGAAACACGTCATCCGGGGCGGACGGCAGAATGCCGTTGATCGCCTTGTCAATAGCAGCAAGCGCCTGATCGCGGTCAGTCTCGGAGGGGTAATCGGCCACGGCAACCGAGAGCGCGGCGGCGGCAATCAACCGCTGTTCAAGGGCGTATTCCGTGCGCAGATTGGCAAGCATCGCCGCATCCGACGCGCTTGCGCCCGTGAGCGTGACCGCTTTGCGTGATGTCCCGGCAGCCTTTCCGATGCGCCCGACGATCCCAGCGCGCGATCCGGGTTGCAGGTCGGCGGCAATGTTTCGCCCGTCGCCGGTCGACAAACCGAGCGCGTGAGCAATGCCGAGCAGCGCGTTGGCGTAGGCGCTCGGCAACGCAGCGATGGCGGCAAGATCGGCCTTGACACCCTGTATCACGTTCATCGCTGTCGATGCCCAGGCAAGCGGCAGCGTGGCGAGTGAGATGATTTTGCGCAAACCTTCAAGCCGCTGATGGACGGCGGCGACATAACTTTGAAGCGCATTAGCGGACATGGGTTGCAGGTCGAAATCTTCGACCGCTGCGGCAGCGGCATCCCGGCAAGCCGCTTGCGCCACATCGCTGTAATCGAGTTCAGGCTGAAGGATTTCTCCACCGGGCACAAACTCAACCTTGACGGTGCAATAACCGCCTTTCTCGTTCGTCTCGGACACTGACCATTCATGGGCGCGCACCCATAACGAGCCGAGCCACGGGTGGATGAGCCAGTCCGGGCCGGGTTCGGCCAGCAGCGTCAGAAACTCGTTCCGTGGTTGGTCGTAATCCGGGCCGATAAAGTAAGCGGTCAGGCTCCAGTCCCATGCCTTTTCGCCGAAGTCTTCGACGCGCGGCACATTCGCGCCGGGGTATTCGTGCACGACCAGCCGCCGCCCGCCCTTGGCGTCGTGGCTCTCGGTGAGAAATTCAAAGTCCCGGAATGTGGCGCGGGACATACGGTCTGTCCAGGGCATGGCTTTGCCGGATGATGTGATGACCGCAGTATCAAACGGTCAATCGCACAGGCGCAGGCGGGAAACGTTTCCAGCCTGAGAGGGGGCAAGCGGGTGCGTCATGATGCCAGCGCATCTTTCGATCAATTCACTTCCGATCAACCTGATGGAGACTGTCATGTTGTGTGTCGTCCTGACTGCACTTGCAACACTTGCTATTCCTGCCGCGTGCGTAATGGCTGCGCTTATTTTCTTCCCCGATAAATGGTGGAGGATGTGAAAAAAGGGCCGTGTCGATCAGTGGCGGCTTACAGGATCGACAGCCCGACGATCATCTCTTTTTCCGGTGGTAGAACCTCCGGCCTGATGCTGTACCGCATCCTTGAAGCCCATGACGGAAAACTGCCAGATGATATACATGTCGTGTTTGCCAACACGGGCAAAGAGATGCCGGAGACGCTTGACTTCGTGCAGGAGTGCAGCCAACGGTGGAATGTGTCAATCACCTGGGTAGAGTACGCCGATCACAACGACCCACAACTGCGCTGGAAAATCGTGGACTACGCCAGTGCATCACGGCATGGGGAGCCGTTCGCCGCGATGATCGGGCGTCGGAAGATGCTGCCGAATCCAGTGATGCGGATGTGCACCGGACACCTGAAAGTTCGCCCGAAGAAACTATACGTACAGCAGGTTCTCGGATGGACTGAATGGGATGTTGCAATCGGGTTCCGCGCAGATGAGCTGCACAGGGTTGCGCGGCTTTCCAAACCACATAAAGAACCATATGAGCGTTTCGCGCCTCTCGCGCGGGCAGGTATTACTGCCGTCGATGTATCTGCGTTTTGGCAGGCGCAACCCTTTGACTTACAGCTACCGAACCACAACGGAAAAACGATGCACGGAAACTGTGATCTGTGCTTTCTGAAAGGCGCAGGCCAGATCATGTCACTGATCCGGGAATGCCCAAGTCGGGCGAAATGGTGGATGGAGCAGGAAAGCCGGATTACTACCACCGGCGGACAGGGACACCTGTTTCGTAAAGATCGCCCTTCTTACGCGGACATGTTCCGCATCGTTGAAGAGCAAGATGAATTTCCGGGCTTTGACGATTTCGCAGTCATGGACTGCGCTTGCACGGATTGAGGTAAAAAATGGCAAACGCTGATGTTGAAATCCGCCTGCGCCTGAACAACGAAGCATCGCAAGGCGTAAAGAAAGCCGAACAGGATGCCCAGAAAGGCGCAGAAAAAACCGCGACGGCAACCGAGCGTGCGGCAGCAAAAGCGGCAACGGCGGCTGAACGCGGCGCAGCACAGCAGCGGAATGCGTATAAGCGCACAGCGCAGGCGCGCGAACAGCTTGGAATTCGCTCTGAGCGAACCATCCAGCGCGAGATCGACCGCACGGTCGCCGCCTATAACCGACTTGCACGCTCCGGCACAGCATCATGGCGTGAGCAGAGCCGTGCCGCCGAGCAGATGCGCCAGCGGGTGACTCAACTCACTAATGAGATGGGTAGGCTCACCGCCAAGCAAAAGGCAGTGGGGGCACTGAAAGGCGGCGCATCCATGGCGGCAGGAATAGGCGCAGCCGGGATGGTGTTGAAGTCACCCATATCGAAAGCGATGTCATTCGACGAAAGACTGGCTCACATTGCAAACAACGCCTTCGCCGAACGTGATAGAGAGGGGCGGATTCAAGGCATCGATCAACTTCGTGCGGCAGTCAATTCTGCTGTTATGAAGGGTGGTGTCTCGCAGGATAGCGCGGCGGATACGATGGATACGCTTGTTTCATCGAGCCTGATGAGCGTTTCTGAAGCATCCAAAATGTTGCCAGAGCTTGCCAAAGCGGCAACGGCATCTGGTGCGGACATCAGCGAGTTGACAGATATTGCCCTGTCTTCCATGCGGACGTTTGCCATCACGGCAGAGGAAATCCCAAACATCCTGAATCAAGCCGTTGCTGCCGGACAGGCTGGTGGTTTTACGTTGAGCGGGCTCGCACAGTTTTTGCCGAGACACATGGCACAAGCGGCAGCGTCCGGCATGTCCGGGCGTAGCGACTTTGCGTCACTTGCTGCGCTTAACCAGGCTGCGCTACGCACGGCAGGGAACCAGGAAGAAGCCGGACGTAATGTACAGACCATCCTGAGTCTTTTGAACGACAAGTCAGTTGCGGAGCAACTGAAAAAAAAGACAGGTGTAAATCTGTCAAAACACCTTCAATCTGAAAAAGCAAAGGGCGTCAGTTCGCTCGACGCCTTTGCTGGCCTGCTGCAAAAAAGTGTCGAGAAGAACAGTGGCTATAAAGCCTTGCAGGTCAAGCTGGCGAGCGCGAAAAACGACGAAGAACGCACAGCGACGCTCGAAGGCATGGCAGCCATTGCGCAGCGTTCCAGCATCGGGAACATCGTCACCAACCGCCGCGCAATGATGGCCCTTCTAGCGATGATGAATGAACAAGGCTACATGCAGGATGTGCGCCGACAGATCATGGAAAACGATGTGGCATCTGGCGGTGCAGTCGACAGGAATTTTGAAGTTATCGCTAGTCGGGCGGGTTTCAAGACCCGTCAAGCTGGTGAGGCATTGTCCATCTCGCAACAGGGAGCACTTGGCAATCTCAACGAAAAGATCGGCGAAGCAGCCGAGGCGTTCAGCACTCTGGCGGGAAAGTATCCTGAACTGATTGGTGCAACAACACTGGCAACAACGGCTCTGACTGCTTTCGCTGGTGCTACTGGGCTGGCGACGATTGCGATGGGAGGGAAAGGGATTGGTATTGGAAAGGCTGCGGGCGCAGCGAAATCGCTAGGGGCAGGCGCAGTCAGAGCTGTAGCCGGTGGAGCGGCACGCATTGCAGCGACACAAGGTATGTCGCTGGCGGGTGGCGCGGCCTCCGCAGGTGCCGCGACAACGGCTGCGGGGGTTGCCGCAGCGGGGGCAGCCGGGTACGCGACAGGAAAGTATCTGGTTAATCCCGCACTAAACTACGCAGCAAAGAAGGCAACCGGCAGCGAGCATGAAACCTTCGGAACGTGGTTGTACAGCCTTTTCAACGGGGACAAGGAAGCTGAGATCGAGAAGATGCTGGCCCCGACGCCTCTTCCCCAAAAGCAGGATGTCGACATCAACGCGCAGTTGAAAGTCGGCCTTGCTCCTGGCCTTGTTCTTCAAGGTCAATCAGTGCAAACAAGCGGGGGTGGAAATATCCGGATGGATACCGGTAACTTGGTAACTGGAGCGCCCTGATGCAGTACACCATTGATTTTGATACCGACAGATTTTCCCGACTGATGGGTGCATTGCGCCAAGCACTGGACGATCCACAAGACATGTTGACCAGCTTTGGGGAGTCGCTGCTGAGAGTCAACCGTGATAGACACAGACAGGGCGTATCACCTGACGGTTCGCCGTGGGTGGCACTCAAACGCCCGGACGGTAATCGCAAAGGAGGCCCGCTCAACAAGACGGGCAGAATGCTGGCAAACCTGCACTATCAGGTTGATGGTGACGTGCTCAGGCTCGGTTTTGATGGTGGAGACGGATTCCCGGCGAAATACCATCAAGAGGGTTCACGCGCCCACGCCATTGAGGCGAAGAACAAAAAGGCGCTCGCTTTCATGGGTGTCGTCCGCAAGCGAGTCAGCCACCCTGGTCTGCCTGCGCGCCCCCTTGTTGGCTTTCCTGAAAGCGATCAAAGGCTCATTGAAAGGGTTGCCCAAGACCACATTGAAGCGGTTTCAAACGGGCTTTAA